ATTTGCGACAATCCTAACGAAGATCAGACGGCGCTCGAATACTGGGAGTCGATGGTTGCTTGGATGGCGGCAACCGGCAATGCCTATTCCGAAAAGGTGCAAAGCGGCAATCGTCTCGTCTCTCTCCAGCCGTTAGCGAGTACGCATTGCACGCCGTTTCGCGATAGCGAAGGCGATTTGAAATATCGTGTCAATGATCGTGGCAAAACGGAAATTCTTCCACGCGATAAGGTGTTTCACCTTCGCGGTTTTGGTTTTGGTGGCGACATGGGTTTGTCGCCCATTCAGTTCGGCGCGCAGGCCTTCGGATCTGCAATCGCTCTCGATGAGGCGACCGGCAAGCTCTATGGTAATGGATTGCAGGCGAGTGGAGTTCTGTCTTCCGACAAGACCTTGGATAAAGATCAGCGCGAGCAGCTGCAAACGATCATGGAAAAGTTTGTCGGCTCACGCAACGCTGGCAAATTGATGGTTCTCGAAGCCGGTCTCAAATATGACCGGCTTGCGCTTTCCCCGGTTGACGCGCAGATGCTTGAAAACAAGCGTTTTAGTGTTGAGGAAATCTGCCGTTGGTGGGGCGTTCCGCCGATTATTATCGGTCATGCCGCACAAGGGCAGACAATGTGGGGATCTGGTGTTGAACAGATCCTGCTTGCGTGGCTGACACTCGGCATTGATCCGCTTTGTGATCGCATCGAAGCGCGTATCAAAAAACAGCTTATCCGTCCGAGCGGCAATCGTCGCCGGTATGCTGAGTTCAACCGCGAAGCTCTGTTGCAGATGGACAGCAAGTCGAAGGCCGCATTCCTGTCAACTATGACACAAAACGGTCTGATGACCCGCAATGAGGGCAGGGCGAAACTCAATCTTCCTCGCAAGGATGGCGGTGACGTACTCACTGCACAAACCAATCTTGCACCGCTCACCCAACTTGGCGCTGCCAGTGACAGCAATGCAGCCCGCGCAGCGATGCGGGCGTGGATTGGTGAATATTCCAAGGAAAGGCAATCCGATGACGATGCGTAAGCTTCCATCTGCCAAGATCAATGTTCGTCCCGGTTTGCGTTCGGAACTTGCGCCAGCAGCACTTGATCGCTGGAATAGCTCGGTTAAGTCCGCTGCCGATGATTCCGATAACACCATTTCCATCCTCGATCCGATTGGAGAAGACTGGTTTGGGGATGGTGTGACAGCTAAGCGCATTTCTGCCGCTCTACGAAATATTGGCAAGAAAGACGTTGTCGTCTCGATCAACTCGCCGGGTGGCGATTACTTCGAAGGGCTGGCGATTTACAACCTTCTGCGTGAGCATCCGGCGAAAGTGACCGTCAAGATTGTCGGAATTGCAGCATCCGCCGCATCCGTCATCGCGATGGCCGCAGATGAAGTGCAGATCGCGCGTGCCGGTTTCATCATGATCCACAATACGTGGGTTGTCGCTGTCGGAGATCGTCATGCATTGCGTGATGTCGCTGACTGGCTTGAGCCTTTCGATGTGACCGCCACCGATATTTATGCGGCTCGCACCGGTCTTGATGAAAATCAGATTGGTCGCATGCTTGATCGCGAAACTTGGATTGGTGGCGCTGAAGCTGTCGAAAAGGGTTTCGCAGATAGTCTACTCTCTGCTGATGAGATTGAGAGCAAAGCCAACAATTCGATGGAGAGCCGCCAACAGGTTGCGGCTCACAAATTCGATACTCTTCTCGCTAGAGCAAACGTGCCGCGATCCGAGCGGCGCGAACTGCTCAATGCGCTGAAAGGCGGTATGCCTGGCGCTACCGTAACCGGCATGCAGGACGCTGCCGTATTAGCTGAGGTTTCAAACCTCCTCGCATCCATAAAATCTATCTAGGGCAGCCAAGGAGGCAATCATGTCCAAACATTTCATGCCGTCAGTAGCGCTGGCGGCACTCATGGCCGCACGTCCTGCTGGTATCGTCGGTTCGGTTCGCAACGACGCACAGAACATCGAAAAGCTGCTCGGCGAAGTGAAGAGCGAACTTGCACGCGTTGGCGGCGACGTAAAGCAAACGGCGGAAGATGCTCTTAAGCAGGCAAAAGAGTCCGGCACGCTCACTGCTGAAGTTAAGCAGAAGGCGGATGAACTACTTATGGCGCAGGGCAAACTCTCGGCTGCGCATGATAAACTGACGGAACGCCTTGAATCGCTCGAAACCAAAAGCACCGATATTGAGCAGCGCGTTGCTTCTCGTCGGGGTGGCGGCGGTGAGCAGGCGGTTAAGTCACTTGGCCAGATGGTCGGCGAATCCGATGACCTGAAGAACTTCATCAATAAGAGCGGTGCCAAAGGTGCGGTTCGTATTGTTGTCCAGAACGCTATCACCTCGGCGACAGGATCGGCAGGTGCATTGATTACGCCGCACCGCGATACCGAACTTGTCGGCATTCCTCGCCGCCAGATGACTATTCGCCAGCTTCTCTCCGTTGGTGATGTGACCAGCAACTCTGTGGAATTTGCTCGACTTGTCACCCGTGACAATAAAGCTGCCACCGTGGCGGAAGGCGCGCTCAAGCCGGAATCGAATTATGTTTGGGAACCGGATGACGCTCCAGTGCGCACTATCGCTCATTGGGTACCTGTTTCCCGGCAAGCAATGGACGATATCCCGCAGCTTCAGAGCGAGATTGATGGCGAGCTTCGTTATGGTCTCGATTTCGTGGAAGAGGCACAGGTCCTTAAGGGTGACGGCACTGGTCAAAACCTACATGGACTTGTTCCGCAGGCAACCGCGTATGTAAATCCCGGCGTCACTGTCATCAATCCAACTAAGATTGATATTCTGCGACTGGCAATTCTTCAGGCTTCGCTCGCTGAATATCCAGCGGACGGCATCGTACTGCATCCAACTGACTGGGCAGATATCGAACTGACGAAAGATGGTGAGGATCGTTATATCTTCGCCAATGTCATCCAGCTTGCAGGTCCGCAGCTTTGGGGTCGTCCGGTCATTGCTACGCAGGCGATGGATATTGATGAGTTCCTAGTTGGTGCATTCCGCATGGCCGCGAAAATCTGGGATCGGATGGACACTGAAGTCCTGATTTCGTCTGAAGATCGTGACAACTTCGTCAAGAATATGCTCACCGTTCGCGCCGAAAAGCGCTTGGCGCTTGCCGTTAAGCGTCCCGGCGCGCTCGTGACTGGCGACTTTGAAACAGCACTTGCCCCATAATTTTAGCTTTTGGCTCATTAAGGCGGGCGGTGCTGCCGCCCGCTCTATGAACCAAAGGAGAAAGACTATGGATCTCAAAGCAATACGCGGAAGTTTTGGCGACTTTGGGCGCGTGCGCAAAGGCCAGATCGTCAAAGGCGTTGATAAAAAGCTCGCTGAAAAGCTACTCACAAGTGGTGCCTATGCGGAAGCTACACCGAAGGATATCAAAGACGCCACGAACCGCACAGAACTTGGCATTCTGCATGCCAATGAAATTGCGAAGGCTGCGAAAAGCGACACTGCCGACATCGACTCTCTGCTTGCTGAAATTGAAGCCGGTGAAAAGGCTTTGACAGCATCGAAGGCCGAGACGGAAACGGCAGTTCGTGAGCTGGCAGATTTTAAGGCTGACGCTCAAACCAAGCTCGCGGATGCGAACAAGGCGACATCTGACGCGGTTTCGGAGTTGGATGCATACAAGTCTGAAGCTGAAGGTAAGCTGGCAGAGATCGTCAAAGCTTCCGAAGGTGTAACGGCTGAATTCGCTGCCTATAAGACCGAAGCCGAGGCAAAGCTGACTGCCTCCAGCGATGAAATTGCCGGTCTGAAGGCTGCAATTGCTGACCTGCAGAAGCCTGCATCGCAATCGGAAACGACAGAAAACGACAAGTCCAAGGGCAAGTCGGAAAAATAACGGTTAGGTGCAATGGATAGCCACGTCCGCGTTATAGAGCCTCCCCAGCCAATTGTTACGCTTGAGGAGGCAAAGCGTCATCTGATCGTTGATTTTGATGATGATGACGAACTCATCAAGTCGCTTCTGCTTGCCGCAACATCGTGGATTGATGGCCCGACAGGTTGGCTCGGCTGCGCGCTTGGCGTTCAAACCTTAGAGCTCCGCGTTGCGGATTTCTATTCGCTCGCATGTCAGCAAGATGTCATTCCTCTGCCTTATCCGCCGATAGTCGAAATCGTTTCCATCACTTATCGTGATCCATCTGGCGCTTCTATCGTTATGCCAGTTGGTGAATATGAAGCGACTTTGGGCGGTGTGCGGCCATTGCATAACGGGTGGCCCACCGCGGAAGGTACGGCAGATTCTGTGCTTATCCGTTACAAGGTCGGCTGGCAAACGCCAGATTCTGCTGATCCATCAAAACTGATTGCTGATGTTCCGCAAGCGATCCGGACTGCGATCATGATGCTGGTGGCTCAATGGTATGCAGTGCGCGAGGCTGCGACAACTGAGGGAACGGTCAATAAAATGCCATTCGCGGTCGAGGCTCTCTTACAGCCTTACCGAATTTATCGGTGATATCTTAATGGTAGATAGAAGAACCGCAGGCAAGCTCATTCATAAAGTGGCCCTTGAGATGCGTCCTAAAACCAATGGTGATGGGCGCGGTAACTTCGAAGGGCCGTTTGAAGAGCAGTTTGAATGTCGCGCTGAGTTTATTCATTTGCGTGGCGGCGAGGCTGTCATGGCTGGTCGTCTTGAAGGTCATCATACGCAAGTGGTTCGTGTCCGCACGACTACGAATACACGCCGCATCACGGCTGGATGGCAACTTCGAGATGTTAGGCGCGATATTAAATTTAATGTCCGCGATGTCGAACATGAAGAAAACCGGCAGTTCATCGCATTGACTTGCGAGAGCGGCGTAGTGACAGGATAGTCAAATGCCTTGGGTTCATTTCACAAGTGATTTCAACTACCGCAAGCCGAGTTTTACGATTGCTTATAAGGCTGGCATGAAACTCAACGTCAAAGGCGAATGTGCGGATCTGGCCATTGCTCAAAACAAGGCGGTGAAGCTCAAAACGCCAAAACGTAACGAGGAGCTAATTCTCGATGGCAATGAAAGCGAAAATTCAGGGCCGCGAAGCGTTGACGCGAAAGCTCAACCAGATGGCTCCGAACGCGAATAAGTACGCCGCCGAAGAAAAGCTAGCGATAGCTAAAGAAGCGGCTGCACGCATGGCCTCGTCTGCACCTGCGAAATCCGGTGATTATCGCAAATCGATACAAGGTGATTTTCAGCGAAATCGCTCTGATCATAATATGATTGGGGGCGGCGAATATCAGGCCACCAAGGATCCGGATGCTACGGGCATTTTCGCAAGTTACATCTGGCGGTTTCTTGAGCACGGCACGAAATTCAGCCCCGGCGAAGGCCCTAAGCAGGATCGACGCTATAAGCGTCGTGTTGTGTCGACGAAGGTAAAAAAGGGGCATGCCGCTACAAGGCCATTTCCGCATATTTATGCAAATTGGCGGGCAATGCGCGACGATTCCAAGCGGCGCATTCATTTAGCGATTATTCGCGGTGTCAGAGAAGCGATGGGTAAGAATTAATGGCAAGCCCAGATGATGAATTACAGGCTGCTATATTTGAGCGCCTTCGTGCTGATCCTGACATTGTTGCCTTAGTCGGTGGCCGCGTTTTTGATCGCGTCACCGCAGATGCGCAATTGCCCTATGTGCAGTTCTCGAAATGCAGCAGCGCTCGTGATCGCATGTCGTGTGTTCGGTCATGGACGCTCTATCCGGATATCGATGTCTGGTCTGATGGTGTCGGTTTTGGTGAAGCCAAACGAATTATGGCAGCCGTTGCAGAATGCCTCGATGGCGCAGCTTTGGTGCTCGAAACCATGCGCCTTGTTATGATCATCGAATACAAATCGGACGTGTTCCGGGATGCCGATGGTCTCACTTCTCACGGTGTCGTCACCTTCAAGGCGATTGTCGAGAAAAGGGCTTAACGCCCACACCCTAAACTTATGAGCAACCTTAGCCCTCGGCCAACCGGTCGGGCTTTTCCCCATGGAGAAAACACATGGCTGATGAATTTAACGATGGTCAGGAGTGGGGCCGAGTCCTTCTCATCAAGATTGGCGATGGTGCAGCGCCTGAGGCTTTTAAGATCCTCTGCGGTGTGAAGGCGCGATCTTTCACAATTGGTGCCGCAACAGTCGATACCACTGTGCCATCCTGTACCAATCCCGGTGGTAAGGTCGTCGCAACATCGCGTCCAGGACAGCAGACTGTTTCGTTCGAAGCGTCTGGCAAGTTCGTCAAAGGTGCCGACACCAAGCGCTTTCAGTCGTATGTGCGCGATAACAAGCCATTTAATGCGGAAGTTGTTGTTCCGGGTGACGGCACCTAC